GGCCTGCACCAGAAAGACCTGGTAGCGATTCGGGTTTCGGGTGATTCGATGGACGGCACGCTTTCGGATGGCGATACCGTGTTGATCGACCGATCACGAACAAAGCCAGATGGTGTATTTGCCATTCGGATTGGTGACGGCTTGCGCATAAAGCGGCTGCAGAAAATGACGGACGGCAGTTTGCGGGTGTCCAGCGATAACCCGATGTATCAGCCTGAGGTAATCCATCCAGAGAACATGGAACAGGTGGAGATCGTCGGGCAGTGCTACTGGCGCGGCGGACGGGTATTTTGAGGAGGAGATGCATGGAGAATTCTATATCAGGTGAAATGTTGGCGCAGTTTCTGGCTGCAAAGGGCGTAAAGGACGATTGTCCGGCGTGCGGAGCGGAAAGCTCCATGTCCTTATCGGTTTATGACCCAGAAGGTGGAGGGCAGGGTAGTGCGCCGGCGGTTCGACTTGTGCGCCGCCTGCCCGGACATGAGGCGCTGGGTTACGGAGAGTTCCTTCAGGCATGCACAAACTGTGGGCATATCCGGTATTTCCGGGACATTGAGGTCATGGCATTTTTTGATGGGGGCGTGGATAATGGTTGAAAAGGTTACACACATCAGACCGGTTGATTCCGGAGGAGAGCCGCCCGATATGGAGCAAAGACTCAGAAACCTGGAACAGGATGTGGCTGTTATAAAAACCACAATGTCCACGAAGTCTGATGTGTCAGAGATTCGCGTTGAGGTTCACTCCCTGCTTAGGCAGCACATCATGTGGAATGTCGGATCGATCATCGCCATGGCGGGCCTGGTATTCGCGATTATGCGCTTTGCCGGAAGCTGACCAGAAAACCTACCTTCGCGCGGCCCGCTTAAACGGGTTAATGATGAACGTCATCCCCACGGGCCGCTCCCGCTCCGGATCGCCCGGTAGCAGCTTGAAGCCAATCCTGAGCTCAAAATCAAACCACGGGCAGTACGGCACCATGGCATAGAAGCCGGTGAACAGTCGCCAGCCATCTTTCGCCCACACGGTCTGCTGCCCGTACCTGCCGTTGTCCACCACCTTCTTTCCCTCGTAACGCACGTAGTCGCACGCTCCCTGCACGCAGCTGAACAGGCGCATGCGGGTAAGGCCGTTGGCGGGGTTGCGGATGGCCAGCCAGTACCACTGGCTCCAGAAGCCGGTGGGGTTGCCGTGAAAGAAGGGGTTGTAGGCCTTGCTGGTGCCATAGGCGCGGTTGCCCATGGTGCCGTAGTCTGGGTTGTCCCAGGGCGCGAACATGCGCGGCAGGCGCATCATTTCCCAGCCGGGGAACTCGGGGTTGCCGTGGTGCCGGGCAGGCTTGGCAAAGGGCAGGGCGATCAGCACTACCGCCGGGCCAGTGAGGGCCACCAGCACGCGCAGGATTGCCAGGGGCAGGTCGATCAGTAAAAGCCAGAGCCATACATAGAACATGGTGAACTCCTATTGGGTGAGGGTTTCTGCGTTGAGGGAGGTAATCAGCCCGCTGTCGCTGAGGCTGTGGCTGGCGCGGGTAATCACCCATTGCCGGCCATTGATCTGGGGTTTCAGGCCGTTCACGCTCATGCGCCACTCCGGGCCCACGTCTGGCCGGCCCACGGCCAGGGTGATGCTGAATTCTGCTTCGCCCCGGGCCAGCCTGTGCAGCTCCGCTGTGGCGGCTGCCATGGCTTCCTGCTCGCTGGGGTAGGTGCTGCGCAGGCGCTTTACCCGTTCGTCGGTACCGGCCATGGCCTGCACCTGCCGGCCTTCTTCCAGGTTGTCCCAGAAGGCGATCACGCCGGTGTATTTCTCGCGGTCTACTTCTCGGTAGTTGTACTGGTCGCCCGAGCCGGGGGTTACAGCGATCTCCGGCAGGCTGTTGCCGTTGGCTGTCTGGGCCTCGCCGCGCGGGGTAAACAGCAGGCGGCCGGCCTTCACGGCGCTGACGGCATCGTGCCGTTCGGCCAGCCGGTTCAGCAGGTTCAGGTCTGATTCGTCGGTCTGGTCCAGGTGCTCTATGGCAACGTTTCCCAGGCGCTCAGCCACCACGGGCTCCAGGCTGTTGCTGGCCGCGATCTCGCTGACGATATCGGCCAGGGTAACCTGGTGCCAGGAGCGGGTTTGCCGGGCCGGCAGGTTGTTGCGCATATCGGCACTGCGGGCGGTGATGCTGATCTGGTCCGGCGGGCCGGTGAAGTGCGCCTCGTCCACGATGAACAGGCCTTTTTCAATCAGCGGCTGGCCTTTCCATCCCATGGCCATCTCGATTTCCGCGCCCTTGGGGGGGATCTCTACCCGGCTGTCGTGGTCGCTGATGGTGATCATGAGGGTGTCTGCCTCGTCGCCTGGCGTTTCTTCCAGGGTCATGTCGATCAGGCGGCCGTTCACGGTGGGGGTTATGTTGGTGCCATTCACCACCAGGCGGTAATAGGGGGCGCGGTGTTGCATCAGGCGATCATCCCGCCGCCACTGCGGCGCGGCGTGTACAGGCCAAGGCCTATACCGGCATCGCGGCTGGTACCGGCCTGATCACGAAATGCCTGGAAGTCGTCTTCGTCCACTCGCACCAGGTCTATGGTGAAGTCGATCTTGCGAGGCACACCGTCTGCAAAGAACACTGAGCTGGTTTCGTTCACGCCGGTGATGGCCCAGAAGCCATACACGCGCCCCGAGCCTTCAATCAGGGGCCATGCCTTGCCTTCATCGGCCATGATGCGCACGTCATCCAGGGTAACGCGGCCGCCGGTGATTTCCGGGTGAAGCGTGCCAGACAGGCTGATGGTGTCTTCGCCCGGGCCCAGGTACTGATAGCCGGGCCGCTGGCCCACCCGGCTCTGGCTGGCGTGCCGCCACTGGGTGGCCCGCTGCAGCTGCTGGTAGGGCAGGGATTTAACCTCAAACACGAACATGCCCAGGGTCATCATCATGGTGCGGTTCTCCCGTTAATCCCGGTCATACAGGGCGCTGCGGGCCCGGGTGGCTTTGCGGCGGTCGCGCGCCTGCAGGATGCGGTCTACTTCCGCCGCGATCTCCTGAGCGCTCTGGCCCTGGGCAGCGTTGATGTTGATGGTGATGGTGTCGCCTGCGGGCTGTTGCGCTGCTGAGACCGGCCCGGAGATGGGCGGGCGGCTGTCGAACTGTACGTTATCCGCCGCGGCTGGCAACGTGGATGCGCCGATTGCAATGCCTGCACCCACCTGGCGTACACGCTTGCCGAAGGTGTTCACTTGCTTCAGGGCCTTTGGCTCCTGCTGCACCAGGCCCCGTCGGTAGCCTTCCAGTGTGTCGCGGCCAGCGCCCATGAACACGCGGGAGGGCGACTTGATGCCCAGCACATCCTTGAACCAGCCGATGGTCTTCTGCCCGGCGTTGGTGATTGTGTCTTTGACCCTGTTGAGGCCGCCCATGATGCCGCCCACCAGGCCATCCAGGATCTGCTTTCCGAAGCCGCTGAAGCTCTCGGGCAGGTCTACGCCAAACCAGCTGAGCACGCCGGAGAAGGCTTTGTAGAACAGCCCCAGCGGTGACCAGTTGAGGATCAGCTTGCCAACGCCTGCGATACCCTCGCTGAAGGCGCCTTTGATCTGGCCCCAGAGCCCGGACAGGACGCTGAACACAGTACCGGCCGCCGTGCGGATCCCGGAGACCAGGCCGCCAATCATCTTGCCGCCGGCATCGGTGAGGTTGGCGGGCATGTCTACACCCAGCCAGCTCATGAGGGCAGAGAAGCCCTTGTAGAGAAGGCCAACGGGGGACCAGTTGATGAGCAGCTTGCCTATGCCGGAAAGGCCCTCGGACCAGGCTTGCTTAATGTCGCTCCAGCGATCAGAGAACCAGCCGGCGATGCCGTCCCAGTTCTTGTAGATCAGATAGGCGGCACCGGCAATGGCTGCGGCCACCCCGGCAACGATCCAGGTGATGGGGTTGGCCAGCAGAGCAAGCCCCATTTTTGCCAGGCCGGCGGTAAACGCCCACAACGCCTTGCCCGCCACGGTTGCGGCGGTTACCACGCCCTTGCTGAACGTGAGAATTGCAGCGGCGGCTTTGGGGATAAACGCCTTCACACCCAGCCATAGCCCCTTGGTGAGCAGCTGGGTTTTGAGCAGCGCAGCCTGCACGATGGGGAATGCGCCCGCGAAACCAGCTAGAGCCTTGCCAGCGACGAACAGGGACTTGCCAAAGGCCAGAATGGCCAGAACCGGCTTCATGGCGAACATGGCCACCATGATCATGGCCAGATTGTCAAAGCCGCCCACCAGGCCAGCCACACTTGCCGTGGCTGATCCTATGGCGCGAACAGCGCTCCATACCCCTACAGCAATGTCCCGGATAACGGGGATGGCTTGCTTTAACCGCTGACCGAATTCTCTGGCGAATGCCTTTACCTGGTCGCGGTTCTCGGACATCCACTGGAAGAGCTGTCCCATCATGTCAGTAACAGCGGGCATTAGCTCTGCGCCAATCGTGTTCTTCATGCCCTTCAGGCCAAGCTGCGCATCCAGAAGCGCGTCCTTGAACTTCACCGCGTCTCTGGCGGACTCTTCACTCATTACGTAGCCGGTTATCCGGGCATCCCGGCGCAGCTGCTGCAGGCCTGCGCTTCCGTCTTTCAGGAGGTTGAGCATCGCAGCACCCTCGTTGCCGAAAAGCTGGCTGGCGAGATCCACCTTTTGCCCGTGATTTGATACAGATTGAAGGCGATCTGCCACCATGGCGAGCGCTTCATCAGGCTGCATTGCTGATAGATCTTCGGCTGAAAGCCCCAAAGCTTCGTAGGCCTGCCTGGCTGCGCCCGCACCTCGGGCCGCCTCGCCTGTGCGCTTCACAAACCGACGCATGCTGCTGTCCATGGTGTTCTGCGCAATGCCGGAGCGCTCGCCGGCGTAGACCATTTCCTGGTATGCCTCAACGGTAAGCCCCAGCTCGTCCGCAGTTTTGGCGGCGTGATCACCCAGACCCGCTGTTGAGTTGGCCAGCCCGAAAATACCGGCAGCTACGCCGGTGGTGGCCATCAAAGCCCTGCGACCAAAGCGTGTGACCTCGCTGGTCATGTTGTTGAACTTGCCGGAAACGTCAGCTTTTCCTAGCTGTTCAAGATAGGTTTTTTGCCGCTGAATCCTTTCGTTGGCCCGGCGCACCTGGTCTGTAAGATCCCGCTGTGTTCGCCCAAGGTTCTTTGTGGAAATGCCCGCCTCATTAAGTTTTTTTCGGGCAATGTCCAGGTTCTTGCTGTGCCGGTCCTTTTCCTTGTTGAGCACGCCGAGCTGCTTATCAGTAGATCGGATCCCTTCTTTGTATCGCTTGATCGAGCTGTACGACCGATCCTGCTTCACCTCAAGATCAGACAGGCGCTTTGCCGCAAGATGGAAGTCCCTGTTGAGCGCGGCTGTAGGCTCTTTGGTTCGCTGCATCTGGCCAGCTAGAGAGCGGTAAGCGGCCCTCGCCTCTTTGGTCTGGCGCTTTATGTCATCGTGGGTTTTCCGCTGCGATTCCAGCGAGCGCTGGTAGTCCGACTGGGCAGACCTAGTAGCCTTCAGTCCTTGTTCTACTGATCGAAGCCCGGCACGTGCCGCCCGGAATGACCTAACGTCGGACTGCTGGCGCTGGAGGTCCTTGGTTTCCGCCTGAGCCTGCTTCAGCGCCCTGGCGGTACCGGAGGAGGTGGCATTGATCTTCTTCAGCGGGCCGGTGATTTTGTCCCGGGCGGCCAGTATGACCTTCAGGTCCAGGCTCTTTGACATCATTCCTCCGGCTGGCTGCGCTTGCGGGCGTGTTCACGCCATTCCATGAGTTCTGAGAGGGGCATTGCATCCATGTCTGAGGGCCGCCAGTGGAATATGGCGGCCACATCAGCCATGGCATCGTCTACGCGGCGGGGGATCAGCCCTTGTGCCGCTTCTGTAGCAAAAAACTGGCGATCTCCTTGCCGGTTTCCACCAGGTCTGCCGGGTCCATGCTGCGCACTTCGTGCTCGGTGAGCGTGGGGGTGCTGATGCGCGGTACCAGCTTGGTGATGCTGTCTACGTCCAGGTTCAGCATTTCAGCCAGGCTCAGGCCGCGCAGCTCGCCGGACATGGGCTTGCGCAGGGTGATGCTTTCGATCTTCTCGCCGTCGCGCTGGATGGGGGTGTCCAGGGCAACGGTGGTGGTTTCGTTTTTGCTCATGGGTTACTGGCTCCTTACAGGCCGATGTTCTGGCGGTGCTCTTCCAGGCGATCCGTGCCGCGCACGCGCTCGATCATGTTGGGTACGTCAATTTCCACAACGTCTTCACCGGCGATGGTGAGCTTGTAGTAGCTGAGCGTGGTGGTGATGCTCTGGGTGTTGTCACTGCCGGCTTCGGCATCGCCCATGTTGATCTCGCGGTGGCGGCCACGGACTACGATTTCCACCGGTACGGTGTCGCCGGTGTCGTCGCGCTGGTAGCTGCCAGCAAAGCGGAGCATGTCGCTGTCCAGGCGGCTGGTGCCGAAGTTGTCGAACAGTTCGGGGATGAGGCCTGCCGGGGTCCAGCTGAACTCCATCTTTTCCATGCCCATGTCGATATCGACCGGGGCGTTCATGCCGCCGCCGCGATACTCTTCCATCTGGCGCACCATGGGCGGCAGGGTGAGGGAGGAAATCTGCCCCTGCCAGTTGTCACCGTTGCCGAACAGGTTGAAGTGCTTGAGCTTCTTGGGTAGTGCCATGGGTCA